TTAATCATGGCCGCCGCACCAGTTCCTGAGCGGGCAGCGCCTGCTCGACTGGTTGTAGCACCTGATGTAAACGCCTGACTTGCGCCGGAAGCTTTCTCAACACGGCTTTCAGACAGAGCGATTTGTTGAAGGATTTCGTTTGGAATAGGCGGCTGTTCAAGGATGGTCAAAGCCTTCTCAGGATTTGGACCATCGGCAGTTATAATACCACCAATTCTTTGACGGATTTGTTCGGTTTGAATATTTGCGCCCTTAGAGCGGACAAACATAGGATTGACAATTAAATTTGCCAAATCTAAACAGGCGTTGATCAAACCAGCTTGAATTCTTTGTTCCGTTCCTATGACGCGCCCGAGTCCGAGTCCCCAAAACGCATTAGGGATCGGCCACCAGTTACAAGATAGGAAAGGTATACACTTATATTCGTTAGGCTCATTACGTATACACTTTACACGCTGTATAACCGTAATGACTTTATCGTTATCCCAACGCTCTAGGACCTCTAAAGGCTCATTAAGAGGGTCTTCAGTGGTCTTTCTAAAGCGCGGTATAGCATGGTGAATAACAGAGGTATTCTGTACATCAGTAGCTACGGTAGGATCGGGCTGAGAGACTTCTTCGCGTGGAGGCTCAAACCAAGAACGAATCTCTTCCTTACTAGGAAGCATATAGCGTTTCTTGAGTTTCTTTTTGCCTGTTTTTGGGTCTTTGACTATATATTCTTCATCAGCTAGTTTTTCTAAATCACGATAAGTAAGAAACATTCTATCGATGACGAATTTAGCTTTACGAATGTCCGGTACAGAACAGCCCGGATCGACTAGGATATAGCGTATATCTTTATTTTCGAAGGTAGGACGAAATACCTCTTCAGTATCCTCTACTTCCTCAAACTCCATAGAGTCTTCGGTAGTGATATGATTAGCTGGTTGAGGCTGCGGACCTTGAACCTGTAGTTCTTGAGCTACACGTTGATATCGAGTATATTCTTGTTCGAAATTTTCGTATCCCCATTTCCAAATACCTGTTCCAAATAGCAGGCAGGAATGAATACCCCAATCGACTTCTTGGCGAAGATTGATGTCTTCAAGTTGAAGGGCGATTAGTGAGGATATTGCGCGAGTAGTAGCTTGAGTTTCGTTTGGACGAGGACGAAGAATAAATGAAGGAGTTTCGTAAAACAAGCCATTCATTATTTGCTCATGTATCGTATTGACTGTTTCGGCTACGACGTAGCGATTATTATTAGCACGCGGAATTTGCGTGGCTTCCCAAAATAAAACTCCGGGCGGTGATTGATACAAAGCATCGGCTTCGCGCCATCTGATACCCCAATAATTTGTCTGCTGCCATGTCTCCGTGTTTTTTGCATCTTGAACCGTAATCTGTAAAGCCGCTGAATTATCCACATCGGACGGAGAGTGTATGGTTTTTGGGTCGATCTGTCCTTGCGGATTAACATTATCCGGCTGAATCATCGCCATAACTAATTACTCCCTTTACGTTCCGATGCAGGGTGAAAATCCACAATGCGGACAACAAACCGGCATCGTTCCATATTCACCATCATATTTAGACAACGGTAAAACTGAAGTTGGTTCCGGGGTCGAATTTTCTCTGACTCCGTAATACAAATCTTGTAATTGTTTTTCTGCTAAAATATCCCAAACAACCTGTGCTCTATCTAAATCTGATTTAGGTAGTTCAACCTTGGCTGGAATTACTCTACAGACGTGAGCGATGGCATCGATAATATCGTCTTTTCGGTTTGTACCCGGTTTAAAACGAATGAATTCTTCTACAAGAGTTTCAACCATTTTAGGGTCTTTATCCACTATTCCTAGTCCATATAACCAAAGAAGTTTGTTAACGAAATAACTTTCGAGCAATTCTGCCCGCTTTTCCTTAGCACCTTTTTGATTATCAACCGGAAAAAATTCAGGATATGGGCATTCTGAATAATTAAGTCTATTTAGTTCGCGGAGAATATCATTCTGCAAGAAATCCGCACCCGGACTTTTCTCGATGTATATTTTTTCTACTTTCCATCGTGCGGCTTGAGAAGCTACTTGGAAAGCTAACTCAGACGGGCTGAATCTCCCACGAATTATTTCCATAATAAATAGCTGTCCAAAGTTATTCAGACGCCCGACTACTCCTACTGAGAAGTCAGACTTCTTACCTGTGGAATCCGCGAAGTCCCAAGCACTATAATCTTTATATGTGCCGGGCATAGGTAGACTGGCTGCGTTATCGAGCAATCTCGAACGAATAAGTTCTTCTGTAAAATTAACTGCCCGCGATCTTTTAGGATCAAGCAGATAGTTACAATTGAAAATGTATTCTTCAGCTTGAAACTCACCCTTAAGATATTCAAGGGTTAGACGTGGAACACCTTGCCGATCTTCTGGAAATAGAAGTTCTACGTCTTCATCGGTTAAGTCTAGAAAGTGTTTGCCTTTAGCGTCATCTTTTATGATTAACGCGGGGCGCATAAGAAAGATTAGATTTTTCGTCTTAGATCGGATATACGACCACGCATCGTCCGAATCATATGGCGTCCCGATATAAAAACGATAACCAAAGGGATCGATAAGGGCAGCAGCAAAACGAATGTTATCATACACAGTTTTACGAGCGTCTTGGCTGGACCCCGGCCCACTATTCTTGTTACTGACGACATCATCGAATTTTCCGACATCGTAGTGCTTTCCTGATGTAGTAGCGACCAACGAAAGAGCTTCTAGCGTAGGCTGAGTAAGCTTCTTTGTGCGGGCGCGAGTAATAAAAATGTTCTCTGCTTCCTTACGCTTCGCAGGAACGCAATGCTCGAAAAACAACATCTGGAAATGAGTTAATCTAGTATCTTCGGGGATTTCGAAGAAACTTTTAACCTTGGCGACGAAGCCTAATCCTAGATCGTCTGTAGCGGTCATCAAAGCAATACGAATGTTAGGATAAGCTATGATCCATTGAACCGTGTCCGCTTCGTCAATAGAGCTTTTAAACGAGCCTCTAGGATATAGAATCAAGCGACTCTTATTAGGACTCAGTTTATAAAGAGGAAGTTCAGGGTCTTTTGCAAAGAAAAATTCAGTAGTAATAAATCTATGAAACTCTACTAAATCATACCCTAATATTTCCGTAGCAAACCAAAACAAATCAGCGCAACACTTCTTGCGCATTAGGACCCATTTGCGGATATCTGAATATCCTAAAGAATTCCAATCAGTAGTAGAACTGGTTTTTTCTACTCCTGCTTTGACTTCTTTATAGATTTCTTCTAGTGTCTTTTCCGCCATTTATAATCCTTATGCTTGTTCTGGTGCTGCTCCCATAGGTCCTGCTGGACTTGCTGCTGGTGCTGCGGCTTCCATCGGCTCTGGCGCTGGTTCCTGTGCGGGCATGGCTTTAGCCGGATAGATTTTAGCTACATGCTTATGCATTTCGGCAGCGTGAGCGAAAGCATGAGACTTAGACTTGCTCGGCATCCCATCGGAATGCTCTGTATGTTCAACGATAAACCCTTTATTTGAAGTCGGTTTAATCGTCATATGAATTTCTTTCTTTGAACGCTTTGCTTTTGGCGCGGAAGCCAGTCCATCTGTTGCCTTATCCATTTCTTTCTTTTTCATTGCTTTCGCCTTATCTGCTGGAATAGCTTTTTCATCTTTGTGCATCTTATAGAGTCCAGTCTTCGGAATCGTCCCGCCTTTTTCATACTACCCATTATTTCTCTTCGTTGTATTTGATTACCCTTTAGAGCAGTTGCTTGGGCTGTTTTGTCGTAATCTTTATCCACGTCTGCAGAAGCTGCTATATAATCTTTTCTTTCTTGAGGATCGGTTATTTTAGATGCCTGTCTACCACGCTCTGTTGTCAGCGCCGCTTTTTCGAGTTCTGTTGCCATATTATTTCTTTCTCGCGTGCTTACGAAAATCAGCCTCTCTAAGAGCATGGTTGACTTTCTTTTTAGTTTTTCTTTCAGGGAGCGATTTTCCCGCTGAGGCTCGATCCCATTCCGATATATCCACACCCTGTTTCTCTAACTTTGCAGCATTCGCATGAAAATATTTTCTTTGCGCATTTGAGGCGTAGGGCATAATAAATTCCTTTATTCACTCTTAGGAGCATGTCCATAACTTTTATAACTGCTCCACTCTTTAACCTGTTCTTCTATAGGTCCTGTGCGGACTTCTTTAACTTCTTCTGCCAGCCTAGCAGCAGCTTCTTCCTGATCTGTAATCTCTTTAAGCATTTCTTGATATGCTTGTATTGCTCCTGCGGCGGCGTTAGCTTCCGCAATAAGCGTCTCTCTACGTGTCGCTAAGTCTTGAATCTTTTTGATTAGCTTGTCTTTCATTTTTATCTCCATTACGCGTTAATTACGCGGAATATTTTCTGGAACCATCGGATAGAACAATAATCTTTTTACCTAATCTAGCATTTCGTATTTTATTTTTAGTTTCTTGAGACTGAACGCGTTTAAATCCGGCTATACGAAGTTTTTCTTTTGTTTCCTCAGATGTAACTCTTCCTACGTTTATTTTATTTCCCTTCATTCGCCTGCTAACCTGCCGCCTTTTTTCTTCAGTCCAGTTTTCTGGAAAAGACATCCAAGTTATTCTACTAACACCTCTCTGAGCAGCACTTCTTTTTTCTATGCTTTCTCTGTTCATTCTTGGCGTTCTACCACCAGTTGTTAAGTTATATCCATTGGGAGCAAGAGTACAATATTTTTCGATATATTCCGCTTCAAACTCATTCATCAACTCTATGGTTGGTGGCTCTATTATTGATTCTATTATGAAATTTTCCTTTCCGTATTTTCTGATTGCAGAACTGAGATGGTGACAGTTACTGCTTTTGTGGCAATGACGCCACCATCTCTGTTCTAAAGATAGAGTCGTCTGACCTACATATCTTTTACCGTTTATAGTATTAGTTATAAGGTAGACGAACATGGTTTATCTCCTAATTAATCGGCCATTATAGCCCACTGGCTGAGAGCAGATGTGCTGCCCGCACCAGTAGTCGCGCCACCAAGAGTGCATCCTATCGCAAATTGTACAGGAGGCTCTGTAGCAAAGTTAACAGAAGAAACAGTAGCTGCATTGGAGATAGCAGCGAGAGCTACTAGCTGCGCGGCACCGTTATAGTAAGTGGCTTCTGTTGTTCCATGAATCTGACCAGAAGTAGAATCTCCTTCTAAAGAAACTTCAACAGTCCATGGTACTTTGGTTGTAGAAGCAGAGGCAACAGTCACATTATAAGCAGTTGGAGTATAAATAGCTGCCGCTGCAGATGCTGTATATCCTGCAACCGTAGAAGCATAAAGCAAAGGTTGAACGGTAGCAGTATAAGTTCCGGCTGTCAGTGTAACAAGACCTGAAGCACGAACCTTAAAATACTGCCCGTTAAATTTACCAGAACCGGGTAGGTTCAAAGTAGCCTGTGCGCCCGCTCCGGGTTCTCCTGCGATCACGTTAAATACTCCACCAGTTGCACCAGTCACGGTAGAAACTGACGGTCCATTAGCAATAACTGCCATATATTTGTTTTCCTTTTATATTTGTTACTAGATGTTACGTATGCGATATCGAAGATAGCGCGGCTGTTAAATTAGCTAGGAAGTGCTCTAAATTCTGTGATGGTTATAGTTGAACCAGCATCAGCAGATGATAGCGATCCTGCTATTTTAAATTGAAAATTTGATGGAGATGATATAGAAATAACTTCTGATCCGGGGTTACTTAAAGGACTATTACCATTATTAAAACTATAAGCTTGGCTAGTCATTAAAGCTTTAGATATAGAAGAGTGCCAAACGCCTGTGGTTACTATTAAAAAC